CCGCTAGACCATGGCCGCCAGTTTGTCATTTCGTGTCTACACCGGATCAGCCGCAGGTACCGAGTCAGCCGTCGTTACAGGCATTGACCTAGAGTCCGCCGATAACGCGACGAACTCCCTCGCCAACCGTCAGGCCAACCCCATTACGGTAGGAACCAACTCCTACGAGAAGTGGCTCAAGATGAAGGTGGATACCGCACCCGCCAACAGCGTGAGCAACTTCAAGCTGTGGGGCGACGGCGCCGTACAGACTTCCACCACCCTCATGGTCACAGGTGCCTATACCACGGGTACCACGCCCGTCACCACCGTCAGCACCATCGCTAACACGACCTTCGTAAACTTCACCGCAGGCAATAAGCTCACGTGGGACTCGGGCTCGTACAGCGCCACAGCGGCCACGACCAAATATGCGGTATTCCAGCTGCAAGTAGATGCGACCTGCGGCCCGGGGAACTGGACCCAGGAGACCGTGAGCTGCTCGTACGACGAGGCATAGACCGGCGAGGAGTTACGAAGACACTTGACATGAGAAAGGACACCGAGTAGACTTCTAGCGTTGGGAAAGACGCAAAGAGGTGCTACTCGATGTCCGCTCCAAAGGTTAGACCATCTCTAGACGAATTGCGACGGCTATACGTGGAGGAAGGTCTGAGCCAGACGCAGATCGCGGCACGATTTGGTGTTCACCAGACCACGGTTTCACTCTGGCTGGCGCAGTTATCGCCGATGAAGGGCATTCCATCGCGTGGTGAACTTGCTGCTCTGTACAAGCAGAAAAGCACATGGGAATTGGCCGAGCACTACGATGTGACGCAAACTATGGTCCGTCGCTGGTTGAGCCATTACGCCATTCCTCGTCGCTCTTACCGGCAAAACAAGATGCCGACCAAGAAGGGTGGCAGTCACGACTGGGGTGTTCGTATTAGCCAGGGTCTATATGCCAGTGATAAGACTGGTAAGACTCGCGGGCGGGTCGGTGAACTAGCCCCTAATTGGCGAGGCGGTATCAAGACTGATCCTGAAACTGGACGAGTATCACTGTGGTCAGTAGAACGGCATCGCTACTTCCCGCGAGCATGGATCGTTTGGCAAGAGACTCATCCTGATGAGAGAATCACACAAGGCAATGTGATCCACCACATTGACTCTGATCCGACGAATGATGCGCCTGAGAATCTCGTGAAGCTGTCTGCGGCGCAGCACATCACACTTCACCGCAAGCAGGAACGCGAGCACATCGTCTATCTGGAAGGGCTGCTGCGTGCGGCGGGGATTGAGTTTCAGCCGATGCATGAGCATACGGATTAGTTCTTGACTTCTGAGCCTTAGTAGGTATCATGCTATCGCGGCAGACCGGAGGCGGTCTGGCGCAATGAATAGGGGTTTGCGGCGAGCGGCAGGCGGGTGATCTCACCATTGTCCACTTCTGCGATAACCCGCAAGCCCCTAATGAACAGCGGAGAGCGGTACTGCGATGGCAGACTAATCCGCCCACATGAGGATGGAACTGCCAGTCCTCACCGTGAAGCCCGACAGGGCAGGTCAGCCAAGGTGGTTGGAGGCTGCCGAGATAGTGCGACTAGGCTCGGTGAAGGTGGTCTAGGTCCGAACAGTCGCGTATGGGCCGATGACTGGTGTAGGCTGACAATGAATAGCGGCGCCGTACAGGCAGTGATGTAGAAGGGCAGCGACTTCACTTGGGCACAGGTGAGTCTCCACGCTACTTGCGGCGCCGCTAACTTAGGAGCACGCTTAGTCAAGTGCTTTGGGGCTGGTAGGCGAACTAAGATAAGTCTCCCGCGACGAAAGGTGCCAGCGGCTCCCCGTCGCAATTGAATAGGACGACCCGCGGCCCGCAGAGTCATGCCTGCATCCTCGGTCGTTGGTCGTCCTAACTCGCAGGTCCGCTACCTCTGGGCGGCGAAAGTGGAACTAACAATTCCAGCCTGCGAATTCAAGAGGATCGGGCAGTAGGCGTCTTACCAAGGGTGCCGTCCAGACGTGGGCCTGAGCTATGGTTCGGTTCGGACCCAGACATCCGCATAAGCCGTCCCTGTGGAAACTGCCCGATCCTTACTTCATAGAGGAGCCGTGATGTTGAGTCTCGATCCGTCTGCGGCGCCCTGTACGCTCCATAAGTACCATTCGCCGCGAATCTGGCGCACTGTTCAGCACCACGTCATCCCTGAATCATGGACCTCTCAGCTAGGACAGCCGCAGGCGCCGCGAGTCACGATCTGCGATACGGCTCACTACGCGATCCACCAGGTAATCGACATTCTGGTCTTCGGCGGGACCGTTGCGCCGCACATGCCACTCGCCTATCGGGACCTAGCCCAAGAAGCTGCCGACTGGTGGGCCGAGAACGGAAAGCCGCCCATTCACCGCACACTGGAGAAGCACGATGCCTGACCATCCTTTGAAAGTGAGATTGGGCCGCGTACCGAACGTCCCCGATGATCGCGACTGGACTCCCGAGAAACTGCACGCTCGATTGGAAGCGGCCAAGGAAAAGGCGCCGCAGCCCGATGATGCCCTCCTCGACAAGACGGTGCGGGAGGCGATTGATGAAGGCAGCCCTTTCTTCACGACGTGGAACGGAATACTCCAACTGTGGCGCTGGATCAAGGACATCCTGCATCGCAAGCCAAAGCCGACCCCGACTGACGTTCCAGCATGGCGCGACCTCGTAGTACTCGATCAGGGCAACTACGGGACGTGCGTGGGGAACGGCTGGGCCGGATTCCTTGCCGCGGCTCCCATCGAAGACCCCGGTGTGGATGAGACGCTGGCGCGAGCGATCTACTACGAATCGACCATCATTGGCGGCTCTCCCGATGATCCAGATGCTCCGGGCGGCGGGCAGCAGGGCTCAAGCGTCCGAGATGGAGCCAAGGCGGTCAAGAATCGTGGCAAACTCGCTGCGTACGCCTTTGCCTCTGATCTGAGTCAAGTCGATGAGTGGCTGAATAATCACAGCAGCGTGGTCTTCGGCACCAACTGGTATACGTCCATGTTCAGTCCTGACGCCAACGGCTGGATCAAGATTAGCGGACAGGTCGAGGGCGGTCACTGCTTCCTGTGCCTAGACAAGCTCGACGCCGAAGATGGCTACCTGTTCCGCAATAGCTGGGGTGACTGGGGCCAGAACGGTAACTTCAAGATGAAGACCGCCGATGTGAAGCGGCTTCTATCCGAATCGGGAGACGCGTGTCTCGCCGCCGAAATCTAGGAGGTCAGAATGGTTCTCTCACTTCGCAACTTGCTACTCATCGCGGCGGTCATCCTCTTTATCCTGGTAGCCGTGGGCTTTGGCGCTTTCCACTTGGGCACCGTCGTCCTCTCGCTGCTAGGGTTCGGTCTAGCCTGCTTCGCCGGGTCGTTCTTGGCGGGCTAGTTGGCTCTGCTTCTCCTCGTTCCAACTCGCGGTAGGCCGCAGAACGCCGTAGCCCTTCTGGAGTCCTTTCGGAATACGGCGACACTGGGCGATTCGGTGCTTCTGTTCGTGGTCGATGAGGACGACGATCAGCTCGATGCCTACCTAGAATCACTGCCGCCCGAGAACGTTGAGGTCAATGAGGCAATAGGTTCGATGGTCGCGGCGCTGAACGCCTCAGCCACGCTGCACGCCGCGATCAATGTCTACAACTACCTCGGCTTCATGGGCGACGATCACCGTCCACGAACGCTGGGCTGGGACAAGATATTCACCGATCAGCTCGCTTCGGTGGGCGGCGGATTTGTCTATGGTAACGATCTGTTCCAGGGTATGAGCCTACCGACGCATATCGTGATGAACACTTCCATCGTCGGAGCGCTGGGCTGGATGAGCCCGCCGAATCTGAAGCACCTGTACGTGGACGATTCGTGGTTGTACCTCGGTGACGCCGTAGGACGGCTCTACTACTTCGAGGATGTGGTGATCGAGCACATGCACCCCATGGTCGGCAAATCGGCCATGGATTCCGGGTATGAACGTGTGAACGATCCGGGCATGTATCACGCGGATCGCGGCGCATTCGAGGCGTGGAAGACAAACTCCGCTGCCAAGGACATCGAAACCGTCAGGCGCATCCTGCTGTGAAGCTCGTCATCCTCAGCGCTGGTCCCGATACTGCTGGCTGCGGCATCGCTCTCAAGCAAGCCTTCGACAAGTACACCGACTGGCAGACGCGGGCCATTTGCCGCAAGCAGGTCTACCTCGACTACGACTCGGACATCGTGTGGCCCAAGGGTGATCCAGGGCTGACCGAACAGGTCATGGAGATCGTCCGCGCCGCAGACGTGATCCACGTCATGGACTACGAATACGCACTCGGTCCTTTCCGAGATATGCTGGCGGGCAAGACTATCGTCGTCCATCATCTCGGCAGTTATTTTCGTCGCGATCCAGCCGGAGTCAGCGCCAAAGCCAAAGCGTATGGGGCCATCCAGGTTACCGATAGCATCGACCTGCTGCTCTTTCCGTGGATCACTTGGCTACCAGTCACGACCGATCTGGACGCCATGGCAGCGATTCGCAAGCGGGTCTACCGACCTTCAGAGCGGATCAGAATCGCTCACGCTCCGACCAACCGAGAACTGAAATCCACCGATGCCATTATCTCTGCGGTGGAATGGCTGGCGACTCAGTATCCGATTGACCTCGATGTGATCGAGCAGGTCCCCAGTCGTATGGAAGTTCTGGAGCGCAAGGCCGCCGCAGATATTTTCGTGGACCAGTTGAACCTCGGCTTCGGAGTGAACTGCATCGAGGCTTGGGGCATGAGCGTTCCGGTCGTCTCAGGCTGGAAAGACGACGAGCCGCGCCGTAAGTGCTTTGAGATGTGGGGCTATCTGCCATGGGCGGATGCCACGGAGAAGACGTTGGCGGACGTTATCGAACTCCTGATCTTGAATCCTGAGCGGCGCGCCGAACTGGGAGAAGTGGGTCGGCAGCACGCTCAGAAGTGGCATTCCCAAAAGTCAGTCGTGGAGCAGACGTTGGCGATCTATGGCATTTGATCCTGCGGCATATTGGGTCGAGCGCGGCCACGGCTT